GGTCAATATGCAACAGCATTATCATTTTATTTAAAGTCTGCTGAGATAACAAAAAACGATGATTTAGCATACGAATCCTTAATCTGCGGATCAGTATGTTTGACAACACCAGGTAGTAGAGATTATTCAGCAAAGGGTATATTGTTACATGCAGTTTCATTAATCCCAACTAGACCTGAAGCATATTACTTTTTAAGCAGATTACATGAAAGCAACTATGAGTGGCAGGAAGCATATACAATGGCATCGTGTGGATTAGAATTCTTAGAAAACTCAAAAAACGTAACTAATAAGTACTTGGGTTATAATGAGGACCATCATTTACTTTTCCAAAAATCAGTTGCTTCATGGCATATAGGTAGAATTGAAGAAAGCAAGGAGTTAACATATAAACTAAGTAAAGATAACAATCTTGATAAGAAACATAAATTAGCAATAAAAAATAATCTAAAGAATATAGGACACCCTACAACCGCTGGGAATAAACATATTCCAATTGCTGGAGCAACAGGAAATAGCCATTTGTCTGGCGTTACATCTATAAGTTTCAACAAGAGCGGTCAATTAGAGGTTATAATTGGTGGCGTAACTAAAAAGTTTAGTGCGGTAAGATAGATACTATACAAGTTTAACCTGTTTAACAGTGGATTAAACACTTGTATAATTTTGTATAGGTGAATGATATTATGTCTTTAATAGTACAGCTTGACTATATTAGCAATTGACAGTAAATTTAAAGTAAGGAATATTATAATAATTAACAGTAGGGACAAAAATATGCCAACACGATCAGACTTAATTACAAATTATATATCATTTGATGACCAACTATTTGTAGATAGGCTACGAAAGTGGTTAAATGATACAGCCGAGCTAAATGTTCTAGAAGAAGTTCAAGAGTCTACGGATGAACAGTTACATCATGCTCTTCAAGACACTCTAGATGAGATAAACTATGAATTCTCCCCATCATCAAATTATAAATCATTTGCTCAAGTTCCAAGCTGAAACCTTTTAAAAATGGGTGCTACTTTACAAGTTCTGACGAGTAAAGGTATAATGTCATCTCGTAACACCCTTACTTACCGAGATGGAGGAGGCGTGACTGTGCAGGATATGGACAAATATGGGCGGTATATTAACTATTTCAATATCTTAATAACTAAGTATTCTCGCGGAGTATCAAACATGAAACGTAGTGCTAATATCGATGCGGCCTACGGAGGTGTTGGGTCAGAATACGGGACAGACTACTGGGAAACTGTAAAATAAAGTGCTAGTATTAAAGTCATTAGATGTCAACTCTTTCGACATAAATAGTTTTACACTGACATGAGAATTTGAACCTACGTTTGAACTTATATCAGATTATAATATAGATGTATACAGGTCAGAATCCCCAAACTTAGGAGAAATAACAGACTATGACCACATAGCATCCGGACTTTCTGCAACCACATATTCATATACAGATACTGGAGTATCTGGTCTTTACGATCCGCATCGGAATTGGTACTATAAAATAAAACTTACTGACTCTGATACGGCCGAAACAAATGTTGTGCCATTCATGCCTGCGTACGTAAAAGATATAAGTGTTGATAAAGTAATAAAACATGCTTTAAGAAGGAAGTCTTTAGCATTAAAAAAATATTCTGGCAGACCTTTGAAAGTATTAAAAAAGAGATCATGAGGAACTAGATGTACGGAATGTTGGGATGATACCCTCATGAGAGTTACAGACAACTGCAGCACATGTTATGGTACAGGCTGGCTAGAAGGATATTTTACACCAATAGATGTAAAAGGTATGCTAAGCCCCTCCCCAAAAGTAAACCAAATTACTATGTTTGGGGAATGGATGCCAAGCGATACTCTTCTTACCATGTTAAATTTTCCCCCACTGAAGCCTAGGGATGTAATTGTGGACGATGTAAATAAACGGTGAATTGTAAAAAATATAAGAACTATTGAGAAAGGAGGGTTTATTATTGAACAAAGTGCCCAATTAAACTTAATTTCCCAAGATGATCTTATTTACAGTATAGCAGTTGTTTAAAATAAAACTTGACAATTTTTAACTTCTTAGGTACATTTAATTATGAAGTTTATTATAGACGATTTAGGCCTGAAAAACGAAGAGGAAACTATTTTAAAAGAAGTAGAAATGGAAGCATTATCTGAAGTTGAAGGAGGCATGAAAGATAACATAGAATCTACTACTAGTGTACAGGTGGTACATAATCAAATACCAAAGGATTTAAAAAGTTATTTATTTAAGGAAATAGAAGGTTTATAATGGCTGTTAGTACAGGTAATTTAAGTTTAGATGTAAAATATTTATTTATTACTTTCTTACAAGAGCTATTCTCAGAGGACTCTAAGTTTTCTTGGAATTCAAACGTGAGGGACACTAAGTTAATAATAGCAGATAAAAATGCAATAGATTTAGGCGTAGTAGAAAAAAAGCCTGCGTTAATAATTTCTAGGGGGGCGATGGCTTGGACTTTCACGAATTTTTCTAGGTCTGGTGCAAATCCTGAATTTTTATATAAAGATGGAAAGGAAACGTTAGCTGGCCCGTTAGGGTCTGCCGACTCGATAAAGAATTCTTCAGTTACTGATTTATTAAGAGCATCCGTCACAATAACTTGTGTGGCAAAACATGGTGTATTGGCAGAAGAGCTAGCAAATTTAGTATTTACAGCTTTAACTGCACATAAAACAGACTTAAGAGCAAATGGAATTCATAAAATTCAGTCTCTCTCTTTTGGAGAAGAGCAAATTTTAAAATCAAGTTCAGGTATTGACTTGTCGGCAGTCGCAGTACAAATGCAGTATTTGACTCAAAAGGAAATTCGTAGTGGAGAAAAACAGTACAACATGCGAGTGTGGAAAGACGACGTGGAGCAGTATGAGGGTATAGACTACAGAGTTGAGTTGCCGTATGCAACGGATATCATCTTCGAAGTTGATCCTGGCAGTGACGCAGTTATTACAGGATCGTACTTAGACGCTATATCAGGAGATTCGCATGACAACGTAACTTTTGTAAGGGTGTCTTCAGCACATTATTCTGTACCAATAAATAGCGTATATGGGTATTATAGGGTTGTAGACGGTATGCTTATTGACATACCAGATGAGAATGATGTTCTTGTAACATCAGGAGGAGGATTTGTTCTCGTAGGAGAATCATAAATACAGTGCTAGAGTGTATCAAATTGCAACAAAAGACGTTGTAATTTACAGCTGAGCAAATCTAGCTAGAGCTCAGTTTAATAACAATATTATAATATTATAATTGGAGGAAAAAATAATGGCGTATGTCAAACCTGGAGTTGAAGTAACTCAAGTACAAAATACGGCTACACCGGTTTTAGTTGCTCCTGACTTAGAAGCAGTTGTTGTTGGTAAAGGATATTATTGGCAGGACCCTACTCTGGATTCATCTGAGTATTCTGTTAGTTATTCTGGAGTTAGCATGACCATAAATTTGAGCGGCATAAACTCAGATTTTAATTCCTTAGTTTCTGTGAATGATGAGGATCTTATTATTGTAGACATGTACGGGTCTCCAATTGTAGGCCACGGTACGGAGAAAAAACATCTTGTAAAAGGAACTGATTGGAGTTATAATGCAGCTACAGGAGATATTACTCTTGTATCTGGCATAGTGACACCTTCTGGTGAAGCCTATGAACTTGCCTCGGTAAAAATTGGTTTTAGAGCTGATAATGTCGAAGCAATGGGATTTAAGAAAAGCTTAGCAAGTCCGGACGATATAAAAGACGTGTTTGGTGGAGAAATTGTAAGTTGGAATCCGCTAGCATATGGTGCGCTTTTAGCACAAGATAATGCCTCTGCATCTATTAATACTTTTTGTATTAGCGGTGTATCCAATATTTCCACAGAAATGTCTAGTGCACGATCAGCATTAGCGTTAGAAGAGGTATATGCTATTGGGGTTTTAGACAGTAGTGCGGGGTCAAGTGGATGGAAATCTCACGTAGAGTCATACTCTGATGCAATAAATAAAAAAGAACGAATTGTATTCTTAACGGATGAAGTAGCATATGGAAATTATGCAAGTAACAGTACTAGTGAAAAAACTACTGTAGCAGAAACTTTAAGATCTAATAATGCAACATTTCAGTCTAAAAGAATGTTTATGATACATCCCGATGTAGCATACGTAGGAGAAACACGACATATATCTACGATTCATCCTGATTGGGTTGATGCAAGTTTTAGAGAGCACTCTGGATTCGATATGTCCGACCGCGGAGCTTATGCCCTATTTACGGGCCCTAAATCCGTAGGCAGTAAAAATTATAAAGCAGGCGATAAGATTACAAGCGCAGTTCATGCAGAATTAATTTCGGCTGGATTCCATAGTTTGGATGTCTTTGCTCCTGTTCCTGGTTTTTACTTTAATGCAGCAAGTGCTGGGTTATGTGTAGGGATAGCACCAGAAGCACCTCTTTCTAATGTTCCTATTTCAGGAATTTCCAGAACTTACGGGTCTCAAGATTACTTTACAGAGGCTCAGATGAACATCATGGCTGAAGGCGGTACTTATATTATGACCCAATCTTCAAGCTCTGCTCCTATTGTTTCTAGACATCAAACTAGTACGGACGTTACGAGTGTTGCTAAAAGAGAGCTTAGTGTTACTAAAGCTTTAGATTACACAGCTAAATTTTTAAGGAAAGGATTAAATCCTTATATTGGTAGACATGTAGTAACACCAGCATTTTTAAAGATGTTAGAAAGTGTTCTTATCAGTCAAGGCCTATTCTTAGTAAGAGCTGGGGTATTAAATGACTTGCAGGTTGCAAGCGTAAAACAGGACGATGCTAATCCAGATACTATTCAAGTAGAACTTAGTCTCTTGGTAAAGTATCCTGTTAACTACATTAAAATAAAAATGGTATTTTAGGAGGTAGAAAATGAAAAATTTACAAAATTGGGATTTTAGATCCGGTAATGTACAATCAGTTACGAATTCTACAGATTTTCTCTCGTCTGAGTCAGTTATTCTGTGCGCAGGTACTCCAAGGTACGATGACATGACAAACCCAGAAGCTGAGCTTATCCCTGTGGGATTAATTCAGAATGCTACGGTTTCGCAGAATAAACAAATTCAACAATTGTTTGAAATTGGTTCTAGGGAACCAGTGTTTATTCCAGGTAGAACAGTAGTACAGGTTGCTGTGTCGAGAATTTTGTTTGATGGAGAATCATTAATGCGTGCATTGTATTCTAATGCTAACACAGATTTCGCTTCTTCAGTGTTTAAAGGGGAGGATGACGATAGAGCACCCGGATTACCCTATACGACTTCTGAAAAGTCTAGCAAGTTTTTTATAAACTTGGCAGCAGAATTCTTTAATAGACCGATGGGGTTAGCTTTTATTCTTGAAGATATGGATAATGATGGGGCAGGAACATCACGATATGGTGGATTTTACTTAGAAAATTGTAGAATTCAATCACATCAATTTTCTGTTGCTAGTCAACAAACTATTTTGTTAGAGAATATTGGGCTTAGAACTTCTAAGTTAATTCCCATACAAGTTAGTGATCAAGTATCATCTAATACAGTAGCACCTGACTCACCTGTTTAGAAGACGTTAGGTTTTTAAGTTAAAAAAATAGGGAGGAATTTATCCTCCCTATTTCTTTATTTTTTATCTAGCCCATTTTCCTTCAGAAACAATCCTTGATATAACTCCATAAACAGATAAGTCACCAAAAGCATCAACAACAGACTCATTCTGCGGCTCCCGCATTGTTTTCACAACCAAGTTTAGTAATCTTTGAACTTTATCATTCATTCTAATTATAAGCCCTGTTAAACTCATTCTTACTTCACTTTCGTCTACAAGGCCTGTCCCTAAACTTATATTTCCAGGGCCGTAGTCCATTTGCTTCTCACAAAAAACTTTGTAGTCTTCTTGCTGTATTTCCTTAAAGCGCTCCATCATGCTCGGATAAAATCGTTCACAGTAATCTATTGCGCTCTCTTTCTTTTCTTTTCTTTTATTATTTTTCATTAGTGTACCCAATGGTTATCTATTACAGCTTCTACTTCCATAGCTATTCCAGGACAGTAGTGCTCAAATGCTTCTATCATCCCGACTTCTAAAAGCTTTCCTACGTCATCGGCATCGTCTTCATGAGCCTCTACTAGAATTTCATCATGAACTACATTAACTATTTTAGCATCGTACTCACCACTATCTATAGCTTCTTTTACCAGACATAACGCTAACTTAGTTATTGATGCAGATGCTCCTTGGCATATAATATTTTTAGAAATATTTAATGCATGAGAAACCTGCCTCTTATCATCCCAATCAAAAGATGACAAGTCTCTTCGTCTTTTATCTAAAGGCGAAAGAGCGTACTTTAGTTTCTTTGCCGCAGACACTGCCTGATCTAGTACCTTTTTAATATTTGGGAATGTTGAGAAATATTTATTCATTAAAGTTTTAGCTTCCATAAAGCTAATACCTAAATTCTCTGCAAGTCTTCCAGGACCAATACCGTATATTAAACCAAATGTAAGCGCTTTAGCAGCGTTACGTTGTTTCTTAGTAATGTCCTTATATGGAATTCCATATATTAGGCTTGCTGAATTTGTGTGTAGATCAACTTTATTATTTATAGCATTTATTAGTCCAGGCTCTTTGCTTATATATGCCAGTACCCGAATTTCTTGGCTAGCATAATCAGCAGCAATAATTCTATACTCAGAGTCTTGTGCCGTAAAAGCTGACCTGTATCTCTCGTCACTTGGAATATTTTGTAAGTTAGGTTGAGTACTTGAGTACCTACCAGAGTCAGCACCGAGCTGTTTAAAGTTAGAGTGGATTCTACCGTCGTATGAACTTACAAATTTTCTAAAAAACTCTTCTCCATACGTACTAATACGCTTCTGCTTTTCTCTATAGTCTAGTAAAAAGTCCACAACTTCGTGATTTACTTTTTTTAACTCTTGCTCACCTGTTGAAGTTATATTCATACCAGTAATTTTACTTAGAATCGGTAATAATTGTTTTGGTGACCTATAGTTTATATCAACATCCTCAAACAAAGTTAACTGACCACAGTAAGGTTCGAAGTATTTATCTAAACCTTTTTTAGCAATATCTGCATCAGCCTCAGCTTCTACTTTCAAAGCTGTCCACTTCTTCCTATCTAAAAAAAGCCCATTTAGCTCCATATCCCCTGTAGGAGCAACTGTCCTATACTCCAATCTTGACAGTTCGTCCATGTTTCTACTTTCTAAAAGTCTTTGCATGTTTTTATATAGAGGAATTAGGTGTTTAGTATCATCGCCAGCATACTTTATTTGGCTTTCTGTGAAAGTTGATCCTAATCTCATATCAATAAAAGATTTTTGTTCGGCTTTACTAACTTCAACCCCTAAGTATTTATACAGAACAGAATCCAATCCGCTACTTAATTTTTTCCCGGTCGTTAAAAGTTGGTTTGCAAGCATAGTACATCTCATATTTGTAAGCTCTATTTCAAAATTTCCTTTTATCATTTTATAATCAAACTTTGCGTTGTGTAAAACCTTAACTAAATCTTTTTCTGTTAACCAATGTAACACTGTAAAAATTTTAGTATTTAGTTTGAAAACATCAAACACAAATTGTTTATGTTCTGTACCCACTTGCAATAATAGTACTTTATTTAGTACCGGGTCCAGTCCATTTGTTTCTGTGTCAACCGCTACAATGCTTTGAGTCTTTAAGTAAGACATAGCTTCTACCAATTCCGACTCCGTTGTTACGTATCCCATCTCAAAAAATCCTCCAAAGTTTTAGAATACTTCTTACTCCGCAACTTTTTTAATATTTTCTCTTTAATTTGCCTTATTCTTTCTCTAGTTAACCCCATATCTACACCAATCTCTTTTAACGTATATGGCCTAACTTGTTCAATACCATAATACATTTTTAATATGCTCTTCTCCCTCTCAGGAAATGTTTTTAGGATATGAGTGAGTTCTTTCTTAAACTCTCCGTCTGTTTTTAAAACACCATAAGACAAGTCAGCAGGTATAATCTCATTTAAAGTTTCATTATTTTCAGTATGTGGAGTATCAAGACCAATAACTGTGTAATTAAACTTCATGTCTCTTATGGCTGTCGTATCTCCATCTAAGTATTCTTCTAATTCATTTATCGAAGGATATCTTCCTAATTTATTTTCTAGCCTTTCGGAAGCTTTAGTAGCTTTCGTTATGTTAGAAATTTTATTCAAGGGCAATCTAATAATTTTCGCATTTTCATGCAGTGAATTAAATATAGCTTGACGAATCCACCACACAGCGTAAGTAATAAACTTTACATCTTTACTAATATCGAACTTCTCAAATGCTTTTACTAGGCCTAAGTTACCTTCTGATACTAACTCGTCTATTGTAAGTCCTTGATTTTGGTACTTCTTAGCCACGCTAATAACAAATTTTAAATTAGATGTTATTACTTTTTCCCTAGCAGCCATGTCACCGAGTTTTCCTTTCTTTATTAATACCCTCTCTGCCTTTTTACTTAAAGGTGTACTAGGTATAATAGATTTTAAATAATAACTGAATGCATCCATATTTATTTTTGATTAAAAAAAAGGGCACATCAATGACGCGCCCTTTATTGTTTTAAATGTTTGAACTAGTTTTTTGCTTGAAAGTATGCTCCCATAGCATCGACCACTCCTTGTCCCGCGATATACGAAGGTACAATTGTAGTGATAGCTCCAACTAAGTTTTGAGCCATTGCAGGGTCTAACCCTGCCCAGTCTACAATAAGTACAGAGAAAACTCCACCTAATGCAACCCATAATTTCCTACTTACTAGTTTTTCTTTCCAATTCATTTGTTTTATTTGGTTTGTTTATTTAAATGATAAATTTTATCATCATCTTGTCTAACGGCTTTTCCATCGTCCTGTAACTTTTGGCAAATAGAGCAGTTAATGTACCCCCTGCATTTATCAGGGTTATCCCAGTTATGAAATATTTGATCAAACTTATCTCCATAATCTGGTCCTACCGGACTTTGAGTATTCCTAATTTCACCAAAGTCTATGCTCTGTGCTCTTTTTTGCCTACCGTCATCTTGTTTGATTGAATTTATGTTCATACTTTAATATAACTAATAATTTAGAAGTGGGCAATATAATTATGAGTGTTTTTATCTCCCCTAACCCAGTTTAAAATAAACTGTGCTCCGATACTGCTCACTATTCTGTTCCCAAGTTGTATTATATTATTTTCAAACTCCCACTGTCTCTGGCAACTGCCATTTTCTACGTCTTCTTTAGGCAATGTTTTCATCATTACGTCAAGAGTATTTTTCTTACTCTTAGTAAAAATAGCTATATCTCGTCCCTCGCTTCTCATATCCATCCAAAAAATATTGTCGTATTTATCCACATACTTAAATAGTAGCTTCCTAAACTTAGAGTTGTCGACACAGCATACAATTCCATCATAATTCATTAACTGTTCTTCCTTCTCTATACGATTGGTAATTGAGTTAAATCCGTACCTTGCTGACAGTGATTCAGATTTTTCATCCATTATGTCTTCTAATGAAAAATTTTGGTATGATAAGTTTTTATTTTCTACCGTGTCATCATCTGCAAAAGTAAATACCATATCATCTGGAAATTGGCCGTGCAATTCTAGATTAAAGAGGTGCTCTGCTAACCAACTTCCTATTCCTCCTGCTCCTACTATTAGTACATGTCTCATTTAATTTGTCTCCAGTTCTATAGGGTCCCAGTTACGGTTAGACTCATTACCATCGTAATAATAGGCCCTAGTTTCCTTAAATTTAGGTGAGTGTATAATATATACCCCCGTGTAACCTGCTCCTTGAACATCTGTAACAGAGGGTATTGGCCGGTTATTTGGGTGAGAGTGCATAATTCCTAAAAAGTCACTTTCTGCGCTCGAAGAAACATGAGTAGTTTTTCTTAACATACTCATAAATTCATTAGGGTCCGGTACATAATGTACTTCTTTGTTCTCTGTACTTATATTAGTTAGTGGTATAAACTCTTCACACTTCCATGAGTTACCTTGTTTTTTGCCAACCATAGCCCCAACAATTTCGTCGGGGCTACTATTTGCATAACTTGTCATCTCATAGAGTATGTCTCTTGAAATGCTAAAATTCATCTTATCCACCAACTAACGCGTTAGCCATCATGATTTCTTCCGCATCTATCACATCTTCTAAAGTAATTGAGTCAGGTGTTTTATGGTTTCCGTCAATATAAGCCCATCGGCCCGTAGTTTCTGATTCATACTTTATCTTTTCTAGGGCTGCAACAGGTATTCCAGACCACTCGTCGTGCCCATTAGTTGACACAATTTTTATTGTAACCTCTGATAACTCGCTTGAAATGTTATTTTTGTTTTCGTTCATATTTTCTTACCGTGATTATTTGTTATAATGTGTTAATAGCACTTGCGACCAAAGCGTCGTTGTGAAGTGCGTATATTCTATTTACTAATTTATCCATGCCTACCTGGCTGGATGACTTATCCACAATACAAATATACCTTCCTTCCGGGAAAGAATATACTCCACATTGAGGATCGTTAGTATCTATTTGTTCCTTACCTCCAGTGTCTATGAAGTATTTTCTCAAAGACCCTTTTATAAGGTACCCAGTTTTAGAAGAACCGTCGCCCATGGTAACTGTCTCTTCTTCGATGTTGAATGTTTTTTCTGTGTCAGTTAAAAGTTCCTTACTCTTCTCTATAGCATCTACATAAGCTTTCTTACCAGAAGAAATAATTCCTTTTATACTGTCAACTTCCACGCCCTCTACAGACTTACCGTCAAGAAGCGTGTTCACCACATCCATCATGGATCCTTTTCTAGATAATCCTATGACTTTCTGAGTATTTTTTACTCTATAAGACTCATCGTTTATCACGAGGTAGTTTATATTCTTTCTTCTTTCCAGAGGTAACTTTAAAGCTACCGTGATATTATCAAACTCATCACGAACATTTATATCAACACCTACTTGAAGATAAGTATGTATTTTTAGGGAACATTTACTAACAGAGGCTATAAAATAGTCAAAGTCTGCTTGGTTAGTAAAACACAAACCCCTCTCTAGTACAGACTCCACCTCATCAGAATTTATTCTTTTATTATTTACATAAATTCTTGTGGCCGTAAAACCGAGGGTATTGGTACTAACTCTTTTCTCCACTTTAAATGAGACCTCCCCTACATTTCCGATTCCTTCTGAATCAGAGACGTATGATAAAAATATAGGCAAAGCTTGGTCAAAGTTTACATCGTCTAAACTATATGCACGAGATAGCGTATTCAGGATTTTATAAGTTAAGTTTGGTATATCTGACCTTAAGACTTGTCCTTCGTACTCTATTTTTTCATCTGAGTAGGTAACTCCATTCAGTTTAAGGGACTTTCCTGGTGTTAATAAAGTCTGTAACCTCTTTTCTATTTTTTCTCGGAGTTTGTTTTTAGCTTTAGACTTGGCTTCTTTTCTAGCAGAGCGTTGTAGTTCTCTCTTAGTAAGGATGTTCAAAGAATTGTTATCTAGAAATTCAACATAATCACCATTTTTCCCGAGAAGATAGTTGCTTAATACTACCCTATTTGGCAAAGTAGGCTCAGGATCAGTAAAAATTAGATTACCTAGAGGTACCATTCTTTTTTCATTTCTACCTGAGTAGTGTAAATGAGTACCAGAACCCAAGTAGTATACCCTACCCACGTCTACATAGTCATAAGACGGGTCAGAGTGAGGCACAAGTCTAAAGAACGAGTTATATCTCGTACCATAACCGTACGTAGAAGAGTAATAAGAAACATACCCTCTAAAATTATCTAGCTCCAATACGTGAGCTATGAAATATAGGTTGGGGTTACTATTTAGAAGTCTAGTTGTCTTTTCACTCGGAGCAGTTGTTGTTAACTTTCCTCCTTTAAAAAAAGATCCTAATAGTTTATCAATATCTTCTTTTTCCACAGGTATGTGCGTCGAGTCCCAAGCAGTTTTTAAGTTACGTTCGTACTCTACCCTAAAATCACTTACATTTTTAAACACTTTATTTAAAATATCAGGAAAGGACGTATTAGTAAGAATATGTGATATCACATAAAGAGCTTCAAAATCCGAGTCTTTTATGTTTTCAAAGTAAATATCTGTACCGTACGAAGGAGAAAATTTAAAAAATTCTGTCTTATCGCCCCAATGTCTATATTGCCCATCTTCTACAAAGTAGTTGTGCGTTGTTTTTTGTATATCAACACTTGATCCATACCCGGAGGACACAATAACTGATGACCCCTTTACCTGGTATTTTAAGGCATTTAAAACAGTACTTACCTTACTTTCATCCCCATCACCCTTAAACATCTCAATTGTTTTGTTCTGTAAGTTACTTACTTTAGAGTTTATATCCTCTATATTTTTATCAGTAAGATTTAGTTCATACAACCCGTTAATAGCGGGTAGTAAGTGTTGTGTTGTATTCATTTTGTTTCCTTTGGTTTTACTCAAATAAGCTAGATTTTTCCAAGTTTTCTTCGTCCATTTTACATGATGTCATAACTAAAAAGTTGTCATTATCTGGGTATACATTTACTTCTTTACCAATTAATTCATTTAGATCTGAGATTTTGTAATACCTCATTAATTTAGCTAGGGAGCTGTTTGGCGATATATTACCTTCATGGTTTAGTGATAGCCAAAGCCCCTGAATTTTCTTATTTCCCTTATTGTCTTCTGTCCATACGTCTGAAATTTGGAAGCTTTTTCCATCTGGCTGGGACACAGAAAACCTAATTTTTTCTGATGTTTCACCACGTACGTCTACTTCCACTTTTTCTGCGTTTATAACAGTAACTTTTCTTAGTTGACTTCCTACTTTTAAATTTAAAAAACTCATATGTTTTCTTTTTGATTTATTGTTTATCTTATTATTGCTATTATTAGTGTGTGTTTGATAAACAAAAATGGCCTATAAAAATTTATAGGCCATTTCATAGTAAGTCGCATACTTACTATATTATTCTTATACCATATATTATATTATTTCACAGGTGTCATTGTTGCAAAATTTTTCTACATTAGCTTCTTCATCCTTCACGGTTCCAAAGCTTAATTTACTTAGACTTTGCGTCATTTTATTGTAGGTATCTTCGTCTATTGATTCATATGGCATCTGAGCGTATGCACCAATCTTCGTACGGGGAAGAAAGGAAACCGACTTTAGTTTGTACTGATAGTGCTCTAATGCCCTTTCAATGTCGTGGCCCTCAGTTTCAGGGTTAAATGTTACTGTCACTGACACCGCGTTATCTGCCCAGTTCTCTGACATAAAAGCTGCTAATTCTAGTTGCTCCCACATCGTCACTTCATTTAGTGGGCGTATACCGCTTCCGACGTCTACCGGTATCTCTACCACTGACGTGGATTCTTCTTGCCCTACTGCGGGCTCTACTGTGTAACCTGCTTTTTCTAAAGGGCTTAGCAGCTGACTATGATTACCTATTCTCATACGCCTTATATAAAAACGTGACTCAGGGTAATGTATACCAGGAGTACTACCATTTAGTAAACTGATACTTCCGCTTGGTTTGTTAGTTGTTATTCGTATACTTCGGGGTATAGCTAACCAATTAGAGTATATTTTATCATACTCTTTTAAAGCATCATACCCATCGTTCAACCACTCTCTTAGAGTAGGTAAATTCTGGTTTGTTAAGAATTGCGCAATACCACTCACACTGGTACCTACTCTCCTATTTCTTAGCATGACTGCATTAGTCTGTGGCCAATGAGTGTTTAAAAGTGTCACAGTTTTACTGTATAGATAAGCGTACTTTAAAGATTTTATAAAGTCTTCTTTAGATTCATGTTTGTCAGGGAAGACCTCACATAAATTACATTGAAAAGTTAAAGAATTTCCAAAAACACCCATTCCCGTAAGGGGCTCGTAAAAACAAAATGTAGGATGGGTACCCGGTAACTCCTCAATAGATCTAATAGACTGGTGTTTTTTATTACTTACAGGCTTTGAATCTTTATATGCGTTGTTCTCTGAATACCCAGTGCCAAAATTTCTTATCTTTTTTAATCGCGTGGGGATAGATTTACAGTCATGAGAGTGAATTCTGAGCCCCCATAAAGCATAGTTTCGAATTCCCTTATTTGTTTTAAATCCTTTAGGGGAGCATTCAAATGCGGCAGTGTAATTAATTCCAACACGCCGTAAAAGAACTTGCATGTCCTTCATTTGTAGCTCCTTACCATATAAAACATAGTGCTCAGTATATTTATTTTTAAGAACTGTGCCATCAGTCTCTATGTACCCTGCTGTAAACTCTAATATTGATTTCTTATCCATAGTAAAAACAAAATCAGGAAGCCCTTTCATTTTACGTAAATCAGTGGACTTATCAACGTCCAGAACAGATTTTAAATATAGCCTGTTTATGGGGTCTTTACACTCTTTCTTTATTTGAGGCTTTCCCCACTTTCCTTTTACATTAAGATTCTTTAATTTAACCTTATCTCCACATAAAGTTACTATGGGGTTTTCTTTATAAACACAACCATCACCTGCCATTAAACCGTACTCAAAGGCATTAGGATAATACTCCCCCTCAATACCGCCTAAAGTGAAATCAGGAAGTCTGTAACCCTTTCTAAGCTCTGAGGCTTTTACAGTTTTAAACTTAACACTGCCAGAGGGTAAAGCACTAAATCTATGGTAGTCCGTCGTTTCAAGAACTGACCCATCAGTCATAGTAATTCTTAAAAGCTTAGACGACGTAGAAGTTTTAAAAGGTGTAACTTTGGACCAATTTTCCCCGTTCCATATCTCTACTTCTTTACCAACAATGTTTTTAATTTTTGCATTACCGCTTTTTAATTGTAAGCGAGTGTCACCTGCTACGCATTTTTCTGCGCTCTCTAAGAATATCTCACCACATGGATTTGTGGCTTGTGTTCTGTCATCTTTTTGTAATCCATTAGATGTATCTCCCATCCTCTTATTATTATGTGCATTTTCTAACCACAACAACCCAGGCTCTCCATTAATACGAATGCTCTCAGCTATATCTTTGTAGTCCATACCTAGTGTAGCATTTACACTATTATTAGATGACCAACCGTAGTCAACTCTTCCGGGATTCACTTCGTAGTTTTTTAAGTTTAAAAACTCTTCTGAAGTATCACCTGCTATTAAGATAGCTGACCTTCTTGTATTTCCCGCAACAACTACTTTTCCCGTAAGATTGAATATATCGGCTATAGTGGTTTGCGTAATTAAACTGCCGACATTTTTATCTAATGTTTTACATACTGCAGAATGAAATTCTTTTAAAGGTGCGCTACCTGAAGCAGTCCCACCAAACGTTTTAATAGGAGAGCCTGCAGGACGAATTAATGAGTAATCCATAATAGGAGTTTTATTTTTACCAAAATAGGCCCCAATGACCAGTCCTAGTGACTCAACCCACCCTTCTCTTGTGTCTGGTATAACAAAAATCTCTTCTTCTTTAGACGGTTCTCGTACATCTATGGTACCTGCCCCCTTTAGATCTACCCCCATTCCCACACCAAGCATTAACATATCTTTAGCAAACATGAATGGGTAAGAGGGGTCCTTAGCTATATTTTCAGTACTGACAAAACAGCAATTGAACAAGGCGGGCGTCAAACGCTTTTTACTTATAATGTCCGACCCTTGTGCAAATAAACCTCTACCTGGGGGCAATATTTTCATATGAAACATGCGGTCATACATCTCTTGTGCGGAAAATTGTGACTTCTGTGGGTTCCATTCTAGCCTGTGCTGTTCAATCCAATCCTTTTGGATGTTGTAGGTTCCCTCAACAACACGTTTTATTGTTTCCCACCATCGCTCATTTTTGCCGTCGTCCTTTATTCTACTATAGGTTCTGTAGTATACAAGTTCTCCTAAACCGTTAAACCCAAAAGGTGGTTTCTTTCTTTTATACTTAGATATAAAATTTTCTGATAATGAAAATTTGCTCATACTTAATCCTCCGATAAAGAGTCGTCTTCCTCTAGTTTAAAGTCATGGGTTTTTAAGATTGTTACTTGTGCTATAGGGTCTCCAGGTAATAATGTTATAGGATAAGCTCCTGTATTTGACATTATTACTGTTACCTCTCCCCTAAAAGAGCTGTCTATAATACCTGCTTTTACCGATAAGGTGTGCTCTATAGCAACACTATTTCTATCCCAAATTTTGCCAAAGTATCCATCTGGTATCTCTAAACAGATACCTGTTTTTATTTTTTTTACTGTTTGACCTGCCACGACTATTTTTTCACTTACAAATAAACCTAGCTCGGAAGAGTTATCGTGTACTATAGATGGTCCTTTCACTGAACTCCGTAATTTTTTATATTTTACTATCATTTTTGATTCAGTCATTTTCTTCTTTTGGTTATGTTAAAATCATTATTAATTTAATATTTTTAGTGGGTATCAATATAGTATATGGTGTAGGTTCCCCAAATTCTTTTATTATTTCTTCATTAGTGTGTGGCTTTAACATGACAAATGTTTCATTGTAACATACAATATGTCCAACCCCACCACCTACTAGTGAGTCATGTACTATCTGCACCACATTTTTCTTTTGAACTATCTCTTCTATAAATCGTAAATCCATGTGTCTTTATCGGTTAGTAATGTTAAGTAGTCGTCAGCTTCCACTAACCACTCGTCTTTAAAATCATTATATGGTATGGACTTTCTTCCATCACCATACCAATACTTAGACACCAGTGATATAGGCGTCACAAATGCACGCTTATGCATTTTTTTAAAATGTATGAGAAAGAACGCTAAACCTCCAAGCTCCTCCACCAATTCTAAGTACATCAATTGGTGTTGTTTTATGTTTTTTAATGGAAAAGATGTTTTTATCTGAGTTTCTTTCGCATCAAATGCTACAAATCTCCCGTTAGGGGGAACTAATCCTGTGTAGTCTACTGTACTAGTTTGTGCAATTAAGCCCTTTCGCGTGTAAAGGATTGGTACAGGTACCTTCAGTATAAGTGCTTTCTTCTTCTTTCTATACTTCCAATTTGCTGCATTAGCAGATTTTTCTAGTTCATTAACTTTCATTTTTTATAAGAATGGTTAGACCATTGTTATTAGTGTACCTCTTAAAGATAGACCACTCATTGTGATGAGATATAAATTCTTCAACAGCTATCCACAGACCCTTACTTTTCCCGTCCTCGCCAGTAAGTTCAAACGAAGTTGTATCATGCATTACTATGTACTTACTTACTTTCGAATGATGCGTTTCTAATTCAGCTATCAATTGTTGGTATACATGCCATGTGTCAATAAATAAGAGCTCTGTCCTATCTATCTCTAACTTCAAAGTGTCTTCTTCATCGAATTTAAAGTCTATACCCTTTTCCTTGGCATATATTATCAATGAACTTGCATCATCATCCTTCTTATCTATGTCATAGGACCTTAAAATACTTGGTTCACCCATTATCAACGCTATTGTTGATACTCCGTGCCGGACACCAAACTCTGTTACATGGTTAACTTCTGATGCAAGATTTTTAAGGGTCTGAAGGTGCTCATTTATGTCTGATTGGCTATTACATAAGTCATGGAATCTTTTATTAACTCCACCAAAAGGAGATGCATAAGTTTCTTCTCCCGGAGGTCCACCCCATTTCTTATTGTAGTGTTCTCTTAGAGCATAAAAATCTCTATTCAATGATTGATCTTTTTGAATAGTCATGGACCCTCTGTATATACTAGGGTTACACCCCTCATCAATCACGGGAAAAGCTCCACTTAGTTTAAGTCTATAGATGTAATCGTTATCCTCAAAATAAGCCGGATAAAAAGTAGTGTCAAAGTAACCTACTGCATCAATAGCTTTTTGAGAGATAAAAAAAGAGCACCAACCCAACTTACTATAGATTACGCTATAATTTTTATGTGTCTCTACGATCTTTTTTAAATCAGACGATGTTTTAGTTAAAACAATGTCATCATTTAATATAAGAAGATGGTCCCCATTACTATTAAAAAATTTGTCAATTAAAAAGTTCCAGCTGCCTGCGACACCCAAATTATGTTTTGGACGTATTATTGTTGTAATGTCTTTTAAACTATTAGGTACTGATATATCTTGTCCCCCGTTATCAATTATACATAGTTGGTAAAGATCGGGTAAATTCGTAGCTAGATCATCTAAGCTCTCGTGCAAAAGATCTGCTCGATTTATTGTTGGTATCCCTACGAATAATTTAATCATGCTGCATCTCCTTAAGTTAAACTATAAAATTTAAAAAGGCGGGCATAAATTATACCCGCCTTTACACAAACTTATTACAAGCTATTACTCAAATAAACTTGCACCAGTAAGTTCCTCACCTTCAATTATACCTTTATATTTTGATAAAGGGTTAGTAGGATTACCGTTCGGAGTTTTACCCGGTTCTGTGTATGCCGAGACTTTCAATCCAACAAGACCATCGGCGATCTCATTTGGCTCAACATCTTCCTTGGTTACTAAGTCGCTACCTGCTGCTCGTAGAAATCCAAATAAAAATCCATAAGCTTTAGGAGTCAAAACAAAGTTACTCCACAGTTTTCTGTTTATAAAGATACCATCCGTTACATGAAACGTAGTTTTTATCATTTCATTCCCTGTAGACGCAGTTGTCAGTTCGGCATTCTCCACTACTAAGTTGTAACGTCCTTCTGGCAATGGCTCAAACCCATCTCCACTCCTTTGAGTTTCCCCTACTTCTTTAAAGTTAATACCCATTATTTATTATTGGTTTTTGTTGTTAAATCTGATAATAATAACTCAGCTTCGTCTTGTTTTAGATCCAGCACACTTGTTACCATGTAGTCAGCTTTTAGTTTCTTTTTTAAGTCTTTTTGGTCCAGGCCGCTAGCAGCATCTTCTATTTTTTCTAGGGTATCAGCCTTTACTCCCGCTGTTTTTAATTCTTTACCTTTGTATTCTATATCAACACTTCTTCCCATACTTTCATTTTGTTCTAGGTTTTGTTGTTGATTAAATACTACAGCCTCTCTTTCTAACCCTTCTATTCCTATAAACTGAGTAAAAGATTTATAGTTAAACTCAAATTCATGAGGTAACTTATTTGTTCTATCTTTCACCATTTTGGCCATGTGGTTACCTTCTTCGTCTGTGTACAGTTCGAGCACTATATCAAAGTGGTAGGGCAAATCTTTAGGGCCTTCAGGCGTAGTTCCTATCACCTGCATAAATTCATCCTTATCAGTACTATACAAGGGTTTTGATTTAGCTGTTACGATAATGTTCATATCCAACGATAACATTTTTGTAATTAAAATCTTAACGTCTGACTTAATGAATTTATAATCTAGAGGCCTAATTTCATAATTAGGGTTCCCAGACTTTATTCTCATTTTTGCTACTTGCTTTTCTATGATTGAGTCATATAAGTTACTGAAAGAATCAATTACAAAAGTTTTAAACCCCGCAGGATCCTTTAGTAGCTCGTCTACTGCTTTATTAACTTTCTTAGGGCTAACTGTTTGAATACGATGAAAGTCAAAGTATTCTCCATAGTGCTCAGTTCCCCTCTCTGTGTCGATTACAGCAGGCTTAGGAAAGTGTAGACTTACTACCGATTTTCCAGTCCCTGATGCACCGTATATAAGCATTTTTAGTCTTTCTGCTCTTGGCTTTGCTTTTTCAAATAAGCTCATCTAGTTTTCTTGGTTATATTATTTTATTTTATAAAAGTGTAATTTTTTGATATTAAGTATGCGTTGTATGTTGCTTGAACATCTCTTAAACAATACTCCTTTATTTCTTTGATCCTCCCATCTTTAAACGCTACAGATACGTTCTCTGCAGTTATTTCTTCTTCTTTGGGAGAGGGTATTCCGAGGTGATCACATGTCAATCTAAGGCTGGCCCCTTTAAACCTATCATAGTCTGCCATAATAACATGAACATCCCAATGAGGGTACTTAAAGAATTTCTTAGTGTTTAAAAAACTTTGGTTAGTAGCTTTCAATCCATGTTTCATCGACCTTTTTATAATCCAAGGAACGTCAAAAGACAACCCATTGAATGATATAAATAGACCCCTAAAACCTGACACTATCTTCCAGAACCTAGATAAAATATCTTTTTCATCTCCTGTTAACCCAATAGTATCATACTTACCATCTGTTGTAGTTTTCATTAATCCTATACATACTATTTCCCCAAAGTATGGGTTGGTTCCCATTATCAAAGACTTTGCAGATTCGTATTCTTCTGTGGTTGGTTCACTAGACCCCGAGAACCTTCTTTCTAACTTTTTATCCAGCTCATGCTGTTGGATATTACTTAGCTCTGTCTGAGGTACAGTTTCTATATCGAAAGTAATAGTTTCCATTTAATTTTGTGATTATTAGTTATATTAATTTATTTTACTTCTCTCTTTAATATAACTAATTCACCTAATTAAAGCAACAATGGTTCTGATATTGGCGCTATTAAAAACAAACTTTCAAACTCAGGGAAGGTATCTTTCATTAATTTTAACACGGTATCTGGCGTATTTGTTCTGGAACTTAGATGCCCGAAAGCAATCCACTCTACGCTACCCAAATCAACATCATTCTCTATATACTCCGATATTTGATGGTTACCTAAGTGACCAAAAGGTCCCGATATCCTCATCTTTAATAACTCATCATACTTTTCATAGTCATCTAACATTTGTTGATCGTAATCAGCCTCTAGAAAGTATGCGTCACAAGACTCTAAAGCTACCCTCATTACTTTTGATATGCTTCCGGAGTCAGTTAAGTAGCCAAACTTTTTATCTGTACCGGTATCTGTGATTGTGTAGCCTAAACTTGCTTTACTGTCATGCTTAGTAGTGTATGCTTTTACTAACATATCTCCTACTTTGATTTCATCCCCACCTTTTATGAACTGTACATCACAATTTTTAAATATTTTTTCTTTTGCAATGAATGATTCTTCTGGTATATAAATAGGACATCCCTGTTTCCTACCTACAACACCTGCCCCAGCAACATGGTCATGATGCTCATGTGTTATAAACAGGGCGGATATTTCTAAGTCATCTTCTTCAGATGCTTCAAGTATTTTTTTGTAGCTCACTCCAGCGTCTATAAGCAAAGTAGCCTCCGAAGAGGCCACTTTACAACAATTACCTGAGCTGCTACTGTACAACGGGTGTATTTCCATTATAAATAATCTGGTTTAACTGTAATTACTCGCACAGATCTTCCCTGCATTTTTCTTGACTGTACTGTTTTATCATAAATCATTCCGTTTTCGTAAAGCTCGTGTATTATAGCTTTCTTTGTGTGCGTCAAACTCTCGTTAGATGCTCTTAGAAATGATTGAATTTCTTTAAAAGCTAGGCTAACGACTAAGTAACCAACGGGCTGCTCTACTTCTTTGCGTGTTCCCCAATATCCTATTATTGGCGTGTGATTGTTCTCTTCCACATCTTCCATATAATTTGGTAACATTCTTACTTTCCCGCTGGATAAAAGCTCTTGAAGTACTTTTAAGAACCTATCCGATGCTAATTCCTCAGCAGCTTCTAGTGCAACATCAATTATCTGAGTGTCTAGTAAGGATAAAAACTCTTCTTGTGCTTCCTTTGCTCTCTTCTTACTCCATACAAATTCTGATACAAATTTAAAACTTGTCGCTAAGAGAGATACATTTCTGGCTATCCGTATATCATTAGATTGCCCAGCTATTTTGGAGTAAAAATGGTCCATATTATCTTGCATAGATTTGTTTATTAGTACTGGAGCAATATTAAATACATGGTGTAGGTATCTAGCAGTGAATCCTGGGTAGAACTGCTTCATTTCTTGAATCCTACGTCCTTTTACCATGTCTTTAAACTTAGTATTGCACGTAGTTGGGACCATTCTTGCTAAATTAGATGCTTCACCGGATGGCGTATCTTCGCCTGTGGAAGCAAGCCACCCTCTAACAATAAATGTCTTTGCTAATTCCATGTTAGCAGTCATCCTTGATCTGGCTGTGTTATCTGCATAGTTTTGCATTAGGGTCATAGCACCGTCAAAAGCTCCTGGTTTGAAGAACATTCTCTTTTTGAAGTCATCTATCATAAATAAAGTATCTTTCATAAAGTATCCTATTCGTCCTAGTGAGTTTGATGTAGAACTCCATGTAGGAAATGACTCAAACTTACCATAGAAATGTTGAAATGCTTCCATTGTGTAAGACTTACCTGTACCTGACTCTCCTCTAACAAAGTATGTAAACTTTGTTCTATCACCCTCTAAAAAAGGAAATAAAATGGGTAAGAAAGTAAATGATAGGGCACCGTATGTAACTTCTTTGTTTACAATTTTCATCAAATCTTCTTGAATATGCTTCTTTAAAGATATAAAAGTTTCATCGTCTATTATTTGTAAGTCAAGGTACTCTGCGAATTCTTCCCCCTCTAAACTAACCAGGGTATCATCATTATTTCTTATACCATTTTTGTCTATAATAACGGACGGACTCATATATTTGTGAGGATACTTATCGTCCCCCTTTAGATCATTAAACCCAAACTGTTTTAGTATAAAGACTGCCTTAGACTTAGCATACTTTTGGATAGCTGTTTTTATAGAAGGTATGTTTTCTATAAGTAGTTGGTTAGGCCCTAGAGTTTTATAAACAAAACCTTTTAATTTTTCATCGTTAGAAAAATCATCTGAAGAAATTTCGAACTCTATCTCATCTTTTTCTTTTCGTATGTTACCTTCAAATATTCTTTTATCAAATTCAGCCATGCCTGTGCTGATTGTAGTATCCTTTGTTATTTCCATTGTAAAGCTAGAAAGTTTTTTTATCTTCGTGTCTTCCTTTCCAGGTAACCTCTCATAGTAAGAATTTCCTTTGCGGAAAAGAAAGTCTGATTTGTCTAAAGCATTAATATCCACTTCCTTCTCTTGAGTAGACCAGTGGTAAAAAGCTATCGGACTTTTTGCCCTACCAATAGCGGTACACCTTTGTGAACAAATGCTCCCATATTTACCATCCTGTAACTTTTCACAAGTAATGGGAAGGTATCCTTCCCCCTCCTCCTCCCTCATCTTTGTTTTCATCACTGCTATGTTTTTTTTAGTGACCTCTGGGTCATAGTTTTTCATTTTACTAAAAAAGTTTTGAGTAGCATACTTTTCAGCCTCTTCACCCATGTTTGTAAACATATACCCAACTATTTCATTGAAAAAATTAGGTGACTCTTCCTGGTCTACGCAGGTATTCCACATGTTTCGTAAAGCTTCGCATTTTTTTAGAGGCTCTGTGTATGGTGCAGATTCATTAGAAAACGACATTGTATCAGCGTAGTTAACTGTACTCACTGACAAGTTATCTATAAACTCACTAAATACTCTAGATTTATGGTGGTACCCATTAGGCCCTTTTACAAGATTTCCAAAAGATCCTTTATTTACCTGGGTTTGCTTGGGGAATATTTCCCACTCAATTCCGTTCGTAGTGGGGCGCATACTTGAGAATATACCCTCAAAACCACTTTTTATAATACTTGACGGTACGGGATTTTCAAAGAAAACCCACACATGGTACCCCTTATTTCCTGAAAATTCTATGTAAGAAGGTATACCCTTATTACTAAGAAGTTTCTTTGAAATTTCTGCTTGTTCTAATAACTTATCTTTCCAGTCATCTAGATTAAAATTTTCATTGCTCCACACTGACTTAGTAAGATCAATGTCTAGACAAGCCCACTTAACTGTATTTTCCTCAGGCTTTACTTGGTAAAGTCCAATTGTTTGACGACCAGCCAAGTGTGCATTCATAATATCATCGTCAACAGGTTCTTTTACTGGAATATAAGAACCTTTTGTTTGTTGTATAGCGTAGACATCGTCCCTGTGGACGAAAAGCTTTTTAAATGTATCTGTACTAATTTTTCCCATGTATTCTCACTTCGTCCCAAAAGACTTGGTTATTTTCGATTAATTGTTTTATATGTTTTTGCTTTTTTGATAGCCTAGACTTACCAGATTTTACTTCAATAAAAGTAATTTGGTCATCTCCGTAGTGGATATAATCTATTGGTTGGCCCAAGAATTTTACTTGCTTAGGGTCATAAGGAAAGTTATCTAAAAATGGAGCAAGTTGTTCTGCTATATGGCCCGTAACAACTTCACTACTTTTCTTTTGAGAAAGAACTTTAGAGTACTTAGACTTCAAACCTTTCACTGCTCTTAAAGTATAAAATAGATTTAAGCTCAGAGCTGCTATTAAAATTATTAAAAAAGCAATTAACATTTTTTATTTTGATTTTTCTACGTTGTCACATAAAAAGTTACAGAAAACTCCGCACCTTAGCCTACCGTCAGGAAATATATCAGCATTTCCTTTTTGCTTTTCAGACCAGGTATGAAAAAGATGTGGCTTATCTAGTGGACATCTTATATGATTTATTTTATAAACTGCGCGTCTTAAGTTCTGAGGCTTGTTTTGTAACTTACCTATAACAAGCTTTTGTTCAAGATATTCCCTAACCTTACCTACTGCTTCGTCGACATTATCAGTTGTCTTTTTTATTATAGACTCAATCTGTGAGTTAGATAATTTAATTTTTATTTTGTCTGGAGATGACTTAGCTAATAATTTATTAACTTTTGACCTTAGTATATCTACAGGTTTCATTGATATATCAGGACGTCCACATCCCATTCTATCAGCCATACGTAGATCAAGTAAGTTATGTATATTATTTTCCCCGACTTTTGCAACTAGTTTCTTTACTGATGCCTCTGATTTTCTAAAAGATGCATCAAATAAGTGATTTTTTATTAGAAGAACAACTGTCTCTATAGTAGAACTTGGGTACCCCCACTGCATTAATATCTTCTCAGCTACAAATGCTCCAACATTTTCATGATTGTAGAAGTGCATTCCCGTATCAGTATACACCTCAGTAGCGGGTTTCCCGATGTCATGAAGAAGAGCAGAGGTTCTTAATAATAGCGTATTTGAATGATTTAGAGGGACAGAGTCTAATGCGTACATTATATGCTGGTACAAATCTAAGTTTTTCCTTTTATTACTTTGTTCAATGCCAATACAAGAACTTAGTTCTGTAAATAACTCCTCATCCAACCTAGACTTCACCATTAACGAGAAAAACCTACTTGGTGCCTCACATCTGGTAAATACTTTTTTAAATTCATTAAATATTTGTTTGGAAGGAGAACCAGCAATTTTTAACTTATTATCCTGCACAGCTTTTAAGGATGCGTCATCTATTTTCCAAGATTTACCGAGGATACTACATAAAGATATGCACCTAAGCAGTCTAACCTTAGACTCAAGTATTCTCTGGTAGGGGTCTCCAACAAACCTTATAGTTTTATTATTCAAATCCTTAATACCATCGTAGAAATCTATCCACTCATCTTTTAGAGGATTAAAATATATGGCATTTATCGTAAAGTCTTTAGATGCAGCGTCGTCTTCCAAACTATTAGTAAAAGAATAGTTATAGTAAGTATTCTGCAGTTTTACTTTTTTTAATGGGTAAAGACAGTACTCCCTATCTTTGTACTTTATAGTTACAGACGTATCGTACTGATTTATTTTCAGTATTTTGGGGGTCAATGCTGCACGAAGCTCCTTTAAGTTAGCTCTTATAGCAACATCAAAACCACTTGGCTCTATTCCTAAGTATATGTCTCTTGCAGTTCCGCCACACAACCAAGCATCAAAACCGTAGGAATTCAGTAACTTTATAATTTGAGTTCCCATTAGTCTTCCCTTACCATCCCGTCTACTCCAAACTCTACATCACACCATTCCGAAACCATAGCTATATTGTAAGATCTAGATCTTAAAAGATGGTTTTCACAAACTGTGGTAGCGTGACATTTAGGCCAATCACTTTTTATTTGGTTACGTATAGAGTCATCATAGCACTCTTTCCTACTTTTATTTATTTTTTTTAATTTCATGTTAGTTACTCCACAATTCCCGTGTTTTTTTATTCTCGTAAATGACATGAAATATTTACAATTACCGCATGTCTTTACAATTCTAAAGTTGGGCCTGTCTTTTAAATCGTCATTATTTTGAGGTGTTCCTAAATCACTAAAGTCGTATTTATTACTCATAGTATTATATAGTCCTTCCTTGTATATGATCGTACTCGTGTTGAATGATGGTCGGTAGATAGGTGAGGTTTCCGTACAGCTTCATACTTCGCCTTTGTTCGGCATCATCTAGTGAATAGTATGATATCTCAACGTTTTTTCTTCTAGTAACCTTCTTAGGTTTCTGGTCAGGGTAGCTGAGGCAACCCTCTTCTGATTTATATTTTTTACCTGTCCCATTTACAGTTGGGTTAATAAACTCTTTCCATTCCCAACCATTACCTGTGCTGTCTAAAACTCTAACTACGAACACTGACAATGGTGGAGATGTTTTATCCCAAACTTGATTAGACGCTAGGCCTAAACACTTATCAGATACAGATTCAGCTGTGTCTTTTAAGTCTGTAACAACTTCTATTGTACACTGATCCCATACTTTTAAATCCTTACCCGTGACGGGGCCCATCAAACTACCGTTCGTAGTTTTACAATCTATACTTTGTTGTTTTAATGTTGGATTACCTTCTACATTTATTACTTTAATCATCAGAACTAAACTCCCTCATAACTTCGGAGTTATAGCCTGTAATGTCAGATAACCTACTTCGTGATTTAGGGAGAACTTCTATAGTACCAGATATAGATACATAATATTGTCTACTCTCTATATCTCCTATCTTGTCTTTTACTTCTGTGTTTTTGTCGGTATCATGCGACAAAGATTTTATTTCTTTCATATTAGTTTCCTTTGTTATAATTTCTTAAAAATTCTATTTCTATGGTATCCCTGATACTTTAATATATCAATTTTTTGATCAATAAAGTCAATTATCTTTGCTTTTTTCTTTCCTTTTGATATTCTCATAAGCCTTCCAGCAGCTTGCCGAAGCTTAACTTCTGACTTAATTGGAGCACAAAGATACAGTATTTCTAGTTGTGGTATGTCGATACCAGTTGAAAATAAACCATACGTTGAGATAACAATTTTCTTTTCTCCGGCGTATAATTCGTCCATTACCTCGTTTCTTTTTTTCTTAGTCATCTTAGATGTTAGCATAACACTTTCATCCCCAAGAGCATTATTTAAATACTCTACCTGTGATATTCTTGTGCAAAGAAGTACCTTATATTTACCTTTACTATCGTCACTCTGTACATGGTCTAGTATAAAATCATTTCTGTCATCATCCTGAGATAGGTCAGTTATCATTTCTTGGTATTCTTGGGTAGAGAACATTTGAAATTCATACTGAGTTTTTATTTGCTCTACTTCAGGGGTTATTAAGAAACCACTTAATGCTGATTTTGGAACTTTGTGTATTATGGGGCCAGATGCAAAATGTATCACTTTTGTTAACCCATCGTCCCTTTTAGGTGTGGCGGTAAATCCAAACTTGAACTTTGCATTCAAGTTGTTTAAAGTGCGAAACCAGGTTTCAGCGCCCACAATGTGAATTTCGTCACCAATGAGTTGTCCAAACCTTTCATTTATTATGTTAAATCTGTCGGTCTTCAGCTTAGACATTGTTTGATGTAACCCTACCGTTATGGGTTTTACTTCAAATCTACCATCTCCTATAAATCCTATATCCTCTTCTTTTAAATTAGAAAATTTTACAAACGATTTTATAGTTTGATTTGCTAACTCAAGCGTGTGCACAAGAATTAATGTAGGTTCTTTTCTTCTCAAAGTTAAATTTACAAAACATATAGTCTTTCCTGACCCAGTCATAGCTTCCACAACCCCAATCGTTTTACTCATACATGCTTTTACCATGTCTTCTTGGTACTCGCGTAACTCCCCAATAAACTCTAATTTAGAAAAGTAGGTTGTTTTTGGGTTACTTAACCTTTGGTCACGAATATCGGATTCTACTACTTTTATCTCGTGCGCGTGGGCTATCTTTAGAATTTCCCCCAAAGCACCGACAGGAACTATTATGAGATTATCATTATCTTTGCTAATATCCCAGTATTTTAATGACGATGGAACTCCCCAGTTCTGCAATCCCATATCTAACCTTTTATGGAAAAGAGGGTTATTTATAGTCAGATGTTTTTTTATCTCATCAAGAACATCACTAGGAAAACCAAGAATAGATACTTTATTTTTTATTACTATTAATACTTCCATAATCCTCCATTGATTTTTTTTATTGTAAAAAGACAGTTATGTCTTTTTGAACCACTCCCTCCTACCTGTGAATGGGTCTATAAAAGTATCCCAAATTGTAAAACCAAAAACTTTTACTACGCAGCTATGCACACTTTTGTAGTGTGTTAATAAGCAGTAGCACTTCCCATTAATGGCGAGCATAATACAATTATTCAGATATTCAAGTCTCATGTTTATCTCCTTTAGTTGTGAAAAATTCGAAAAGAGAACCCCTCTTTACATTATTCTTATACCAAATTTTGAATAAATATACGTTGATTTGGCGGTATACAATGTTTATATTTTAAGTATAGAGAAGTAAATTAATAAAACATAATAAAATAAATCAAACAAAATATATGAATTTTTTAGAACAGGTATTCGAAAATGGCTACGCTACGAAGGACGTAGAGTTAGCTAGTGGTAAGATAAAGGTTACTTTACAAAACCTATCAGCTAAAGATCAATTAAAAATAGAGGACAGTATGAGTGAAATAACGGGTTCCTCAGCTTTTGTACTCCATACTTACAGCTTAATGTTATTATCATATACTGTAAAAAAGTACAATAAAAACTCCTTCAATTCTATAAAAGATGCAAAAGATTTTTTGGAGAATCAGCCAAGCTTTGTCCTTGATAAACTTACTAAGGAGCACTCAGAATTTGAAAAAGAGTTGGGCGAAGCAATAACTGGAGAGGAGATCGAAAAAACTTTTTTCGAAACAAGTTCAATGCCAAAAGACTTAGAGCAAAAGTCAGGGGAATTGAACTTGGGGAAAGAGGAAGCTTAAAAGAACTTATTCTTTTAAGTGGCTTAGACCACGACATGCAGGGTGAATACTTAAAAACAGCGATAATTGCTAAGGCTGCTACCCTTGATACAGGATCTTCGGATCAAGTACAAAAATTTAATGACCTATTAAAAAGATACTATAATAATGTATTTTTTGTAACAGATGTTTCTGATAAAGAAGAAGATATTACAAAAGATAATATAGATGAAAAATTGAAAGGTTTCAGAGGTCTTTTTAAAGGAAAATCTTTGGGTAATTTGTCTAAAAAAGGAACTGACATAAAAGACGAAGATTTTAGTAACATAAATATAAAAGACATGGGGAATTATACGGAATAGTAGTCATGGCAGAAAAAGTATTAAAGTATAAAATTGAGCTAGATAGTTCTGATTTAGCTGGTCAGCTAGATAGTATAAGAGAAAGGGTATCTCAAGCTGTGAACTCACAGTCAGGTGGGGCGTCTGCATTTTCATCTCTAGGAGGCGCTGCTGCTACTCCAGCAGGATTTGCAAGCACACCTCCATCTTTTTCTGTGCCTGAAGTTTTGCAGTCTACAAGTCAGTTTCAAAACACGTTTGCTAATACTGTAAATAACTCTCTAAATGAAGTAAAAGACTTTGCATCAAGAGTTTCTGACGTAGCACAGGTTGGGTTTCAGCGAATGACTGGCAGCATGGCCACAAATGCTGGAGACTTTTCTCTATCAACGAGAGAGCAAAATATATCAAATTCTTCTTTCTTAGGCCAAGCTACTGGCGGCCTAGGCATAGGGTATGACCCGAACTCCTCAACTGGGTACAATGAATAT